ACAATTTTAAGACGAACGACTCGCTACAATGGCTACGCTTGCACCACGATCTCGCAGACCTATTCGAACCGACGGATTAACCATACGCGCACTTACATCAGATGTCCAAACAGCTTTCACAACTCGATCCAGACACAGCGGTATGCTTGATCACATTCAGAACTCCGTGGTTGGCTTGAACCCACGTCATTGCATGGTTGACGCTGATGAATACGTCAATTATCTGATCAGCGACCTCGCTACCGTTTCTGAAGATGCTGATGGACTATTCGACGTTATAGGTGGCGTAATTAAAGGCATTGGAGGAATTACAGGCATAATCGACATTGGTAAAGAGGTTGTTGGATTCGTGCGCAAAGGGGTTGACATCATCCATAGCCATGTAGGGAATGGGAAGAAGTTTATTGGTGCAGATTTCGATAAAATTGTCGAGGCGGTACGTAAAGTTGATTCAATCGTGTCTGAGTTTTCGTCATCATTCAAACCTGGTTCAGTGCCCACCGCTCCCATGCAAACCGAGTTCTATGATGGAACAGATCCTCTCACTGTTCTCGCTAATGGCATTCTCAGCAAAGTTCAAAAGTTTGGAGATAGCGCCTATCTTGCTCCAGCTGTGCCTGAATCGGTTCCGGTTAATGTAGGAGTTTTACTCGCGATGGTCGAACAAGTTACTCTTGCGGTTCTGCAGACTTTGAGTGTCTCGCTTCCAGCACAAGCGGACGTTTATGGATCAACGATACAGACTCAGAATGGTCACGCCCTTCCTCCAACTCAGCACTGGATTCAAGCTTGGAACAACGCCTCTGATTCGATGCGTTTGCGAATGGTCGATCATGTGAATCTCGAAGGGCATAATGTTGGCTTAGTTGTTGATGAGGGACAATCTCGTGGTTCGAAGAAGAATATGATTCCTATTCCAACCCTACTTAACGACTCTGTTTCAACCGTATCGGTTCGTGGGGTAACACATCGACGCATGCGGGAGCTCGCGGCTAGGATTATGAAATGTCGCATGACGTATCCATTGAACGCAGTTATTACACCCTTCTCTGCATGGACAACGCTCGCGTTTCCCTGGCTCCCCCAACACGTTACGACTGGCGGACCTCATCAAGGGCATAGTGCACTCCTCGCTCCGGCGACAGAATATGGGAATGGTTTCACCATGTTAGGCATGAGCTGTACTGGGTTACTCAATAAGGCGGGCATCAGCGTTGGGACAGCTGGCAATGTTATTATGGTTGATAGTGTCAGATTGCTCAAGGATTCCGGCATTCCAACCAGCAGTCAAGATCAGGTTGAGATATTGTACATTCCAAGGTATTGCGTTAGGATAAAGACAGATGCCGAACATGATCGCGCCGAGGAAGATTTTACCGCTGGTGTGTATGGCGTCAGGCGTATTAACGGGACGAACGAGACCGTCTTTTATCGACTGCCAGTTCTAGGAAGCATTGTTACTCCGTCTGCAGTAGGAACAGAGGGTGAGATAACCATGTTTGTTGGTGACGCAAAAACAGAAGTGGGCCAGTTCTTGCGAGATGGAGCGGTGTTTTCTACGGGTGGTCAGGGGTGTACAGCTGCAGTGTGCGTTGTCGCGGCAAGTCGAGCGAATGTCGTCTCAGTCACTATGGCTTGTGTGTCTGATGAGATTCGGTGGAACATTCTCGGTATCCGTGGTGGCGTGTTTCCCAGCGATTTGTCAATTTTTGATTGTTGGGCGAAGGATCCTTCGACTGTACCATTCGTTCATCCGCAGGGGGTGTCTGGATTGTGGTCGACGTACGTTACGGGCGCACTACAAGTTCTGAATCCGAGTGTATTCCATGACGTCAGATTCCATCTATCGTATCCGCTTATTACTGCAACATTATTCGAATTTCTGAAGAAGCACTCATGTCGCCAAGCCCCGCCGATGACATCTCCCTTGATTGAAAAACACGACCACGTCGCTCCATTTCTGTTGCAGTGTCTTTCTAAAACTTCCCAGTGGATGTCTTTGAGCGACGAGAATCCTTTGTTGTCGATTGTCGATACGACGATGATTGCTTCCCTCGGTCGTAACGATCTCGAACGTGCCAGATATTTGGGTCTACGTGTCTTCAATATATTTGTTCAGCTCTGTGATGTGTCACCGGTCGAAATAGAGTTCACCCCACCCTACGAGAATATTAAGCGGTTGATGGACGTACACGAGGTCGATTAGGACGATTTCCTGGTGCCGCGGTGTGATGGCCTACCGTCGTCGTTAATGCAGAC